ACTCGTGGGACGTCGCGTAGGTGAAGCGGAGCCGGGGGAAGCGCTTCGCGAGCGCTCGCAGCCCGGGCAGAACCATCAGCACATCACCCATCCCGCCGGTCCGGATCACCGGGACCTCGGTGTTGGCGGGAGCTCGAGCGATCCGAGAGGGGTGGACGATCGCAAGCTCATGGGTCGGGTCGATGAACCCCTGCGACAGCAGGAAGAGGTAGTCCTTCTCGGGGACGTCCTGCGGGACCCCGCGACGGAACATATTCCCGTTGTGCTGATAGGTGAGGGCTCGCGCCAGGACCACCTGCGGCACGCTCGACGTCCTTTCAGTTGTGCTCGCCCATGAGGCTCGGGCGGGGCGGGAGGGAGCGACAGCCCCTCGGCGCAGCGCGCTCGATCGGATCAGGACCACACCAGCCGGGAGAACCTAGAGCCAGTGCTACGGTCCCGGTCGCGCCGGTACGCGCTGCGCCGAGGTCGACTACTACGAGAACGCTACTACTACGAGCCCGTGTTCAGGCAGGAGTGGCAGCGGCCAGCCGGCAGAGCCGGCGGCGAACAGGCCAGCGTCGAGCAAGCCAAGAGCTGAGCGCAGTCCAGGAGCGAAGTCTGGTCTTCGTTGAAGATCAGAGCATCGAACCGGAACGTCCAGATCAGCCACGTCAGATGCCGAGGCCCATCGCGCCAGCGCTCGAACGTGATGTTCTTCTCGATCCCCACAACGAAGTTGGAGGGATCGGAGTAGGCGACGAAGGTCCCGGTCGCGGTCGCCAGCGACTCGCAGCCGCAAGCCCGGATGTCAGTCGGGATCAGAGCGATGGGCTCGATCGGCGAAGACATGTGCTCGCGCGGGGCGGGGCCGAGGAGCGACCGATCGCCGAGAGCAGTCTCGCGCCCCTGGTGGAGCTCGGCGAAGTCAGTCCAGACGTCCGGGTGCATGAAGTAGCGGGCCTGCTCCGGATTGCGGCGGTACTTGGTCGGTAGCGCCCGCTGGAGGCAGTTCATCTTGTGATACGAGATCGCCCGGGTGCTGTCCCCGAACCCGCCCGCGTTCAAGATGTGACCCTGCTGGAGCTGGCGATACCACATGTCCCGCGCGTGCATCACGTCGTTGTTGACGATGAGAGGGGCGGAGTAGGAGTTGTTCGTGTTCCCCATCCAGGCCACCAGCTCAGCTTCGTTCGCGATCGTGTCGGCGGTCATCCGCATGATCTGCTGCTCGAGCTGAGCGCCCGTCAAGCCATCCTGGAGGTCGTCGTCGCAGAGGAAGAACTTTGCGTCGAGCGAGATGGTCTTGAGGCACTTGTTGGTGTTCGAGATGGAGACGCTTTCCTCGGGAGTCGCGTTACAGGTCGCGAGCCGGAGGACGCCGCCGGAGAGGGAGATGAACCGGATGTCCTGCTCGTTGGTCGACATGCGCTCGACCGTGGCGAGACGGAACATCTGGGACTCGTCGACTACATAGTCGATGAGCGTGTCGGCCTCCTCCGGCTGGATGAGAGCCGGTGCGACCGAACGCAGCAGAAACTTCTGCTGCTCAAACTTGCTCAGACGCCGTCCTTCGATGACGCTAGCCTGCCTGAGCAGCGCGTGACCCTGGGAAAGCAACTTGCTCTACTCCTCTCGGTTCTCCCGCCGTGAGTTTTGCGTGCTCAGGAGCGCGCGAGCGCCCGCTTGGTACGGAGGTACTCGCACGCGGACATCGGCGACTGGGCGAGGAACGAACATCCAGCGAACCGCTTCATCGACTCTGCCGTCGAATCGCAGTAGTCCGGAACATCCTTCTCCTCGTCCACCGCCTTGATTTCCTGGTCGAGGTCGACCCCTACGGAATCGAGAAATTGGCCGAGCTTCTTTTGAGAGAAGATCGGCCAGCGACGCTTGTCGGTGTGCATCTCAGCCCAGCACTTCGCGAGCCACGATACCGTCGCCGGATCGTGCGCGAGGAGCTGGTCCGCGCCGGAGAGCCGCGTGTCCCCGCCGAGGCGGGGGGGCGACTTCGGGCTCGGCACCGACCGAGTCGACTTGAAGATCATCGTCATCGAGACCTCCCCGCTTATCGGTACGAGATCCGCGGGAGCCCACCGCCAGCCTTACGCGCGGAGTCGCGCTCGGCCGCCGACGTCGGCATCCCGGTGATCGAGGAACGCTGGGCCTCCGCTTGCGCGATGCCCTTGGACTGAATCTTGAGACGCGTGGCTCCCGGCTGGGACACACGCTTCGGCGCGGACGGGGAGGCGGCTGAGGCAGCGACGAGCTCCTCGACGTCCTCGTCCTCGGGGTCCTGGGTGTAGATGCCGCCGCCGAATTGCTGCTCGAAGAGAGCCCGCATCTCGGCGATCTGCTGCTCGAGGAGCGTGAGCCGATCGGGCTCCGGCGCCGGGACCACCGGCGCGCCGACCGCAGCGCCGTCCTTCTGGGACTTGACGTCACCCGTCAGCGGGTTGGCCGAGGGGATCTCCGGGGCCGGAGCCGGAGTGGCGGCCGGCGCCGGCGCGGAGACGTCCGGCAGCTCGGCACCCGTCGCCGCGGCGAGAGCGCGGACGAGGATCCCTTGCTGCTGGAGCAGTTGATCGAGCTGCTGTCGGGACTTGACCTGATCGGACATCGCTTCCTCCAGTCGGCGTTCGACGCCGTTCAGATAGTCGACGAGCTTCGCACCCGCCGGGCGCGGCTTGATGCCGAGGAACGACTTGAACTTCGCCGTCCACACGCTGCGGCCGGTGAACTTGAAGCCCTTGGGCGGAGCCGGGAGTGCCTCGAGGCGCTTTCCGGTGAGCTGCATCGCGGCGAGATTGATCAAGCCTCCGATGTCGACACCCTCCGGAATGAGCACATCCTCTTCGGAGTCGGGATCGGCGAACTCCGCGCGGATCATTCCGCACGCGGAGCCGGCGAGCGTCTCGTCGAGGCCGGCATCTTGGGCCATGTTGATGCAGTCGCCGAGCTTGAGTGCGGTCGGGGTCGCCGGGACCTCGATCGCTTCCTGCACATCGGACGGCGCCTCTTCCCCGAGATCCTCGGGAACCGGAGGGGCCTCGGAGCCGAGCTCCTCATCGATCTCGTCCTTGCGCCCGGCCGGCGCGGGACACTTCTGCTGCTTCATCGATCCCTCCTTGTTCCCGAGCTCGCCGCGGGCGATCGCCGCATCGACGTACTCGAGGACCGCCTTCGCGCTAGTGATCTTCGCATCGTGTCCCGCCATGTCCGCAGCGAGCGCGGACGAGAGGTTGCCGAGCGTGTCGGGCTCACTGCCACCCGCCTCGCAGAGCGTCGGCGTCGGCTGGTCCCCGGTCGCGAGGCAGGCCGTGTGGTTGGCTCCCGGGGAGAGCGTCGGGGAGATGCCCTTGAAGTAGCGCCAGTCGAGCCCGGTCGCCGGACGATCGACCGCCGCTACCTCGACGATCCGGCCATCGACGATCTCCTCGACTTCCTCGGGAACGCCTGTGAGCTTATGCATTTACGCTCCTGCGTGCAGCGGGATCACGCCCCACTGGCCTTCGATCGAGTAGCCCCGGAGCTCTCCGCTCTTGATCTTGTCCCACGCCTCGGGGTGCCACTTGACAGCCATCACCCAAGCGTCCCGGGGGAAGCGCGGGTTGTTCTCGTCGGCGATGAACGACTGGACGGGAACTCCCGCCGGCTGCCCATCGGACATCTTCATGCCGGTGACGTGCATCAGATTCGTCCCGCCGCCGTTCGACATGAAGTCATGGGCCATCTTGCGCACCTCGTCCGCCGTCGCGTACTGGCCTTGGAGGTCGACCTGCCACGCGGGATAGACGACGTCGTAGGTGATGCGCTCGCCCGCCTCGGCCGGCGTCGAGAAGAACTTGCACCCATCGACACGGATCCGCGCGCGAGGGACAGGGTTCCGCTTGACGATCGCGTTCCGGATCATTCCTCCGGGCGAGATGTCTGCCTTGGCGATGTTGAAGATGTAGGCCCAGTTGTTCTGGACCCAAGAGATCGCCCCCGACCCGCCCGGCGTCGAGTCGACGATCCGCTTCGGCACGCGGACGTCGATGATGTTCTTGTGGTTCTGAGGGCGGCCGATCCCGATATGCACGACGGCACCACCGGAATCCGGGATCTCCCGGAACTCAGTCCGGTCGTAGAAGTTTTCGGCGCCGCGATACTTCGAGATCGGCACGATGTAGAAGCCGCCGGAGGAGTCCGCGAGCTGAGACGCGGGAACGGCCTTGGCCGCGGGATCCCGGCGGACGAGTCCACCGACACGGCCTCGGCCGTCGCCCGCGGACTTCTCGCCGAGGTGGTACGCCTGGGCGACGGCGCGCCAAGCGATCCCATCGGCGTAGCTTTCGCTCGCGGGGTCGTCAGCCTTGCCGAACATTTGGAAGGTCGACCGGTACATCGAGTCGTAGACCGAGCGCCCGTAGACCGGGAGCCCCTCGGGGTCTCGCTTCTCGAGTGCGAGCTTGGCCTGATCCAGTTCGTGCATCTCATCTCCCTTGGTCCGCTTGCCGGCCTTAGCCTCCGCGGCGAGCCGCTCGTTGACCTTGCCGAGCTCGGCGGCGATCTCACGGAGCTTGCGCGGGTCGCCCCGACGAGCCTGGCTCGAGAGGTTGGAGAGAGTCCGGACGGCCGGGTGCTCTCGGCCGAGACTCGAGCGCGCCCGAGCGGCGGCGGTCTCGACGAGGCCGGCGGCTTGGCGCCGGCGAGCGTCGGCCTCCTTGGGGTCGCGGGACTCGGACGCGGCCAGAGCGATCGTCCGAGCCTCTAGGGCTGCATTGGCCGCGCCACCCGCACCGTCCGTCGAGAACTTCCCGGTGTCGTCGCGGACGTACTCCCGCTTGAGCCCCTTCGGCGCGATCGCCGCCATCTCCTCTCCGTCGATCGGAGGCTCCTCGACCACCGGCTCTTCCACCGCGATCTCCTCATCGACTCCGGTCTCGACGAACGTTCCGTCCGGGAGCGGGACCTGATGGATGTGAGGCACGGTCTCCTCCTAAAAGACAGACAGCCCTTCCCGGGATCGCTCCCGAGAAGGGCTGCTAGAGCCGCATCGAACACAGGGCATTGAGATCTCTAGATACGTGCCAGTCGAGATCTCGTCAAGAAGTTTTTTCAGGAGCGGACGGATGAATGATCAGCCGGCGCTTCGCTCGGCAATGCTCGCACCACACGATCACCGTCCAAGGGTGTGGCTTGGGGATCGAGTCGGCGATCTCCGGGTCGAGATCGGGCGGGAGCAGGATGAAGTCTCCCGGGCCGATCCGCTCGAGCTCCGCGATCAGCGCCCCGCACTTGAAGCACTCGACCCGGTGCGGGTGCGGATCGCCGCCGTTCTTGGGCGGGTAGGAGCCGTCCTTGCGGAGACGGTCCCGGCGACTCTCCCAAGCACGACGCCGCCCTCGGTCGCTGAAGAGCACTCACTCACTTCCCGAGAAGCGACGGCTGTCGCAGGAGCTTGAAGCTGACACGCTTCTCCTTGGCGAACTCGTCCGGATCGTTGTCCCCGTCCCAGACCGAGGACTCGTCGAGGAACTGCTCCTGGCCGAGGACGGGGATCTGGGTGCAGCGGCAGTTGCACACTTGCTTGGCACTGCCCGCCGGGTCGAGCGGATACATCAGCTCCTCGCCCCCGACGTTGAACGGCTCGTCGATCGATCGAATCTGGCCGTGGGCATCGAAGTGGTCCTCGCGCTCCCGGCCGTCGAGCGTCGTGAGCCAGCGCTTGAACGGGACGCCGCTCGCCTCGTACGTGATGAACTGGGCCTCCTCGGTCACGGCTCCGCTCTCGGTCCGCGCAATCAGCTCGGCCCGGTCCCTCGAGAGCCAGGAGAACTCCTCCTGGAGCACCGCCGCCACGTCGAAGGGGTGCTTCCCCTTGAGGTAGAACTGGTCGGCGAGCACGGTCTTGAGCCGCTCGAAGACATCCTCCGACACGTTGCCGGCGAGCTGGTTCGCCCGCTCGGCGAGCGCCTCGGAGATCCCCGGAGCCCGGAGGTTGAAGGATCCCCGTACGCCGAGCGCCCGGCGGGCGGCTCCGCCCCCGAGCTCGAAGAGGTCCTCGTACTGGTCGGCGAGGGTCGAGGCGAGCTCGACCTCGAAGGCCGCCTCCTCGTCGGAGAAGAGCCGGCCGACAAAGCGGAGCGTGTCGTAGTCGAAGACCTCCTCGAGGACCGCCCGGCGATCCGGGCCGAGGGGCCGGCCCCCGCGCCCGGTCGGCCCCTTGGAACGCTTCTCAGAGCGTCTCCTTGCGTCCTCGTCGAGCCGGCCGAGGACTCCCTCCTCCCGGAGGAGCCCGGAGACCCTCCGGGCCATCGCCTCGGCGTCCCGCCGGATCGCCCGCTCGAGGGCTCGCTGGGGCTTGAGGAGGGAGAGCGGGCGGCGGATCGCCGGCCCCTTGAAGCCGAGGGACCGGAGCTCCGGTCCCTCCTCGAGGCGGAGGAAGCGGAGCTTCAATCGATCCACTCCTTGCCGACGACCCGGCCCTCATCGTCCGTGATGAGCTTGAGCTTCCCCGACTCGACCCAGTGGTTAGTCACCATGCGGAAGCCCTTGTACATGAGCTGCCTCGATTCCTCCTCGGAGATCCGCCCGAGCTTGAGATCGATCACAGCGAAGGCGCGACCGATCCGGCTCTCGGGGTTCTGGGGCAGGTCGAGCCCGAGGAGCCAACCGCACCCTCGTCCCTCGCCGACGTGGGGCGGGGAGTCGGCCATGCAGATCATGGGGTTGCGCGAGATCGGAGCCGACGACCGGTGCTTACACTTCGGGCACTCGATCGACATCGTCTCGTTCTTGGGTTTGGGCGGAGCTCCCGGGAGGACGAGCTTCGAGCCGCTGGAGTAGTTGAGGTTGCGCCGGAACCGCGGGTCCGGAGTCAGATCAAGCTCGGCCATTGCCATTCCCCTCGGCCGGGAGGAGGCGCCGGCGGTCGAGCGCTCGACGAGCTCCGGCCTGGACCGAGCTGGTGCCGGCGCGGATCCGGGAGAGTGAGTCGGCGGCGGAGGGCGGCTGCGGCGCGGCCGGCTGGCCCCCGTTGGCGAAGCCGGCGAGCGCCTCGAGCATCCGGCGTGGCCCGGTGGATCGCGGGGGACCCGAGGGCGGCAGTGGCTCCCCAGCACCACCGACCTCGAGCCCCGCGATCTGAAGGTCGAGGAGCTTGATCGGGACATCGGCCCCCTCGAGCTCCTCCTCCGGAGGGAAGTCCTGGTCCCGGACGATGCGGCTCGCCCAGGCGCGAATGTCGTTGATCGAGAGCGCTCCAGTCGACGCGATCGCGACGAGCGTCTGCGCCTCGCGCTGCTCATCGAGGACGTCGATGTCGTCGTAGCGGAACTCGAGCATCGTGATCCCGAGCTCGGCGAGCTGGAGATCCCACCACGTCTCGAGCATGAGCTGGCGCGGTTCGATCTGGGACCGCTTGTAAGTCTCATCCTGCGACTCCCCGCTCCCGGTCCCGAGGCTCGCCGTCTCGATGATCCCGATCTTTTCGGGGAGCATTCGGTAGACGTGGATGATGTTGTCGCGGTTGGTCTCCTGGTATCCACCCCACTCCTGGTCGGAGGGCTCGCCGCCGAGCTCCTTGAACTCGACCTCGAAGTCGCCGGTGAGGCAGCGGAGCGTCAGCGTCCGGTGATCCTCGCCTTCGATCATGTACTTCATGTGCTCTTCGATCGTCTGCTCGATCCTCGAGATGATGTTCTGCTCGATGTCCGGATCTTTGAAGGCGTCGGCTGGAGCCTTGATCATGACCGCGTAGTCGGGCATCCCGCGGTTGATGAAGAAGCGCACGTTGCGGTTGGAGGCGAGGATGTTGCCTACAAGCGAGTTGAAGGCGGCGACGATCGGCGGGATTCCGTAGTAGCGCTCGGCGGGGTGGTAGATCTTGAAGTCGGTGAGCTCGCGCTTGAGCGTACCGAGCTTCTGGCCATCGCCGAGCTCGGACCCGGGCGGGAGGGAGCTCGCGATCACGCTCTGCTCCTCGCGGTTGATGTACGCCCACGGGGTGTCGCTCTCCCCGGTCTCGGGGTTGATCGGCCGAACCTCCGCGCCGTACCGACGGAAGAACGCTTGCGGTCGCCCCTCCTCATCGATCTGGACGAAGGTCCGGCCGTCGATCCCGCGCCGGACGAGCCGGGCGGGGACGTGGACGTACTGGGCCGGCTTGCCGGCCTGGTCCCGGACGATCTCGTTGTGGGCGTTGCCGGTGGAGTCGCGGTCCTTGATGAGGAGCTGGGAGAAGGTCGCGAGGGAGATCCGCTGGTCATCGAAGTCCCGGCACATGAGGTCGAGCGTCCGCTCGGTCATCGTTCGGAGGAGTGACTGCTGGGCTTCGTTCTGCGGCTCGGTCGCGTCCTCCCCGTCTTCCTTGTCGATGAGCTTCCACCCGGAGGCGGCATCGATCGCAAACTGGTCGACGATCGCGTAGTACGTGTCACTCTCGAAGAGGAGCTCGGTGAGCCGGTTGAGGTCGAATGGCGCGTCGACGTAGCCCCCGAGGATCGAGGCGAACTCGGCCGGCCCCTGGGCATGGGAGACACGGCTCGGCTCGGCATCGGCCTTGGCTTGGCGCTCCGAGTGCCAACGGTCCCGGATCGTCGACGGGGACCGCAGCCCGAGCAGGGGATAGGAGGTCGGGACGCTCGAGTAGCGTTCCGGGGAGCGGCCTCGGGTCGAGTAGCTTCGGCTGGCCGCGAGCTCCGCGGCCGGCCGAGGGGCGAGTCGATCGCCGATCGGACCCTTCGAGATCATGAGGAGGGAGCCTTTCCGGTTCTCCGCTTCGGTCCGGCGTCGATCTTCTGAGCAGCGTGCAACGCCTTCACTCGCCACTCCGTCGAGACATCGATCACAGTGCGATGGAGCTCGTTGCGCTCAAGCTCATCCCGAATCGCCTCGAGCGCCGCCTGACGCACGATGTCGTCGAAGTATTCCCGGATCTCCTCGGTGAGATCGCTAGGGAAGGGCTTCTTCGGCGGGCGAGGATTGCGCTCGTTCATCGGGACGAAACCCGGGATGTGGCCCGGGGCCAGGATGCACGAGAAAGGCGGCCAGGTCCATCGCCGAGCACTTCTCGCCGAGGCGGTCCCGGTCATAGGCCGTGATGCGAAGCCCCGCCGACCCGCCCCACGCCGGCGCGAATCCGAAAGGGAGCTGCTCGTTGCCCGGTCGTGCCGTGACGAGCTCGACGAGCCACACGCGCCCGAGCTTCATCGGCGCGGTCTCGAGCTGCGCGGCGAGCCTCCGCTCCTGGGACTTGGAGAGCGGAATGAGGGGCGACCCGCCCGTCGCACCGATGCTCATCTCACCACCGGGGTCGGGCGGCGCTCGCCCGGCGTCGGCGTCGTGAACTGATGGGGCTCGGCCTCCCCACCCATGAGCTGCTTCATCCGGGCGAGCTCCTCCTCGAGCTCCGTGATCCGGAGGTCCTCGGGGGAGGGCTGCTCGGCGGAGAGCGAGGCGGAGGCGATCTCCCGCTCCGACGGGGGGACGGGGGCGCCGGCTCGCGGAGGGGCCGGGGCCGGAGCGGGAGCGAGACCGGCTAGGGTCGCTCTCCGTCGCGCGGCGTACGCGAGAAGCTCCGTGCCGAGCTTCTCACATGCGTTCACCTCGGCCGGCCCCGACGCTACGGACAGCGGGAACCAGATCACGCCGGGCGGATCGTCGGAGAACACGGGAATGATCCCGAGACGGGTGAAGTTCGTGTGCCAGTAGGTGAACTGGGCAGCTCGGTCCTCGACGGTCATCTCGAGCGGATTCGGATTCATGGTCTCCCTCCTACGAGCTCACGACGGAGCGCGAGCTTTTTCCAGTTGAAGCGCGGCTCGATCATCTCGTGCCCGGGGATCTTCACGACCCGCACCCCTTCGTAGCGCTCGGCGAGAGTCCGGGCAGCTCCCTCGACGAGGTCCTGGCGCCGGTAGAACTGCTCGGCTCCGCCGGGAACGCTTTTCATCTTGTGCTGGAAGCTCACGAGGTTGGTCCTCGCCGTCCGCTTCCCTGCGAGGATCAGCCGCGCCGACAGGTCCCAGTCGTTGAAGGTGTAGAGCGACTCATCCGCCCCTCCCGCCGAGAGCATCGCCTCGACGTCGACAACCAGCATACCCCACGCTCCGACCTGGGACTCGGACGCCTTGGCCGCGCGCCAGGAGTGGCCAGCGAAGGAGACGGCGAGCTGGGCGTAGCCGAGCCTCGAGCCGGCGTCGAGCGTCTGCCGGAGGACCCGCGTCGCGTCCTCGCCACGGACGCGGACGAACTTGTGAGCCATCGTCGGGCGGACGACGAGCCCCGTGATGTCGTCATCGGCAAAGAGGTAGTGGCTCTCCCCGACGCTCCGAGCGTAGCGAGCCATCGCGTTGAGCAGGTAGGCAAAGCCCCGGTCGTTATGCTCGAGGACGACGAGCCGGGCGACCCCGGGATACTCGGCCCGGTAGCGCGCCTCCT